CACGTCTGTAATATACGTTTTGATCGCCAGCAGCAGGTGACGTTAAGTCAATTGCACCAGCACCATTAGTAGTTGCGAAAGGATTAGCAACCATACCATATCTAGTTTTGAAACCGATTTTTGGTTGGAAACTATCTTGACCAACTGCTCTTACCATTTGTAATGGCACGTAAGGACAATAGAAAATCCCAGAGTCGTATGGTGAAGTACCTTTGTAACCTACAACGTAGAATTGAGAAGCAGAAATGTTTGCACTATATGGATCAATGTAAACTTTAAATTTACCATTTAATACACCAGCGAAAGTATTTCCTGTGTCATCAACGTTTAAGTTAGTATTAAGAGCAGGAGCGTAATCTAATACACCACTCATTTGAAGTGCCGAAGCAACATCAGCTGAACAGATAATCATATTACCTTTTCCTCTTCTTGTTAGTTGACCAATTGCATTAGCATCTCTCTCTAATTGGAATAATAGTCCTTTGAATTTCTCAACTGACCATCTACCATTAGAGTCTGTGTCTAAGTCAAATATACCAGCGTTAGTAACATTAACTTGAGCACCAGCTTTTGCAGTAGTGTAGATTGTTCTAACAACTTCTCTGTTGATTTCCGCAAGGATTTCAGAAGATAGGATGTTAGCAAGTTCTGTTTCAGCGTCTAAACCGTGGATTGCTTTTAAGTCTTGAGCAAGTTCCATAGTGTATTCAGCTTTAAGAGCTCTTGATTTAGCAGTAACAGTAACTTTATCGATTGAGAAAGCCATTTCAGCAAACTCATCTGTTCCGTCACCTAGTGTTTCTGCTTGTGCAGTAGACATACCGTCACCAGTTGTGTAAGTACCAACCGGGGAATCGTTAAGAATTGACGGATTAGTACCTGCTTGTACAGAAGTAGAACCAGTATCAGACGCAGCATCTCTTGATGAAAAATCAGAATCAGCTTCGTTAAATAATGCTTCAGTACCAGTCTGGTTAGTAAATCTTGACTTCATAGCGAAGATAAGACCAGTCGGACCAGTCATAGGTTGTACACCACAGATATCGTAAGCAATAAGATTAGGCATTGCTCTTCTAACTAGTGATATTAAAACGGGATCCCAATTGTCAACAGCTGAACCAGTTGCGTTAACCGGTGCCGCTTCTGACATAAACGATCTGTCTTCTCTAACTGCTTTTTCTTGGTTTTCAAGAATAACAGTTGTCACAGCTCTTTTGTAAGCATCGCCGATTTTTGGTAAATCAGGATGTTCCAATACTGGCTGCCATTTGTCTTGTAAGTTTTCAGTAAGATACATTTTTATCTCTCCTATTTATTTTAATTATATTAAATCTTTACAGACTTAATGTTTTTAGTAATAGCGGCTGTATATGCAGCCATAGCATCGGATTTGCCACTAGTGAAATCACTAGGAGCGTTAGCCGCAACTGAGTCAACTTCATCTTTAGATGTCGCTTCATCAATTTTAGATTTAGGAAAGTAAGATTCTTTAATAGTTTCTAACTTTTCTCTAAACTTGTCAGCACTATCGTACTCAACATTCTCAGCCATTTTCTCGAATTTTTCTTTTTCTGTGTCAGCAAGATCAGTTGATACTTCATCAATTGCTTTTGCTTTTGCAGATTCAGAAACTTGTTTAGTTAGATCAACGTTTTTAGAAATTTCGTTATTTAACTTTTCTTCAAGTTTTTTTGTTCTGAGTAGTTAGGTCGTCTAGTACATTGTATTTTTCTTCAGGAACATCAATATAATGTTCTTTGAATAAGTCTTTAAGACCAGTAATGAAGTCTTCAGCAATCTCAGTTCTAATTCCTCTTTCAACTGCTAATTCATTTTCTTTCATCCATTCTTCAACAACATAGTTTAGGTATGAGTCAACTTTTTCGACCATAGCTTCTTTTACTGTTTCAGTTTCTACTGAAAGTTTTTCTTCATATCTTGCCTCAAGGATTTTAGTTTGTTCTTGGATTCTAGTCTTAACAGCAGTTTCAAAAATCATAGCCGCTTTATCTTTGAATTCCTCAGATAAATCAGCGTCGCTTGAAACTAATGCTTTAACATCAGCAGATAAGTCTATTTCTAATTCAGAGTCAGTAGTTTCAGCAATTTCTTCACCTTCAACTTCTGTTTCTTCTTCTTTCATAGAAGCACTTTTTTGGTCATTTGGTAATGAACCATCATTAGCACTTTTCTTAGCTGGATCCGAAGTATTTTGTTTCGCCTTAGAAGCAGCGTCTGGATTCTTGTCAGTTGGTTTTACAACTGGAGCACCCATATCTACTGCGTCATTTTTAAGATTAGAAGCCTCAGCAGGGGCACCGTCTTTAGCAGCAACGTTTACCTCTTCTAAGTTTTCTACTTCTTTTTTTAAGTCTGACATTCGGTCTCTCCTTGATTATTAGTAAAAAT